TTGGTATAATAAAGCCCCGGCGACTACAAGCGAGCGTTTTATTCGCAAGACCCAAGCGACATCTTACGCGAGCTGATAGACTTCGCACAGAAGCAAGGCGCACGCTGTCGCTACACCGAATCCAGTATCGAGAACACAGACACCAAGGTGACCATTCGCTTTAATGACGTGACGACGATTAGCGAAGCCATCGCTGCAGTATTCAAATCGATGCCGGCCGACTGGCACTATTACTACGACTATGCTGAGAACATCGTACATGCCCACCCGAGACCGACGACCGTGAAGCGAAAACTTCAGCGCGGCAAAAACGTCATCGGCACACCGAAACTCGTCAAGACTATCGAGGAGTTGGTGAACGACGTGATATTCATTGGTGGCGAAAAAGCAGACGGCAAAACCCTCGTCGTGGCCGGCCGAGACGACCGCAGCATCGCCGAGATACGCCGCGGCTTCAAAAAACTATCTGACAGCCGATACAAAGACGAGACCAGCGCCAGGTTGGTGGTCGAGGGTGAGATTCAGCGAGGCAGCAAGCCGGTATTTTCAGGAGAAGCGACGTTCGCATCGCCAAAATATGAGGCATTGGATATCCATCTTGGCGAACTGACGCAATATCAGGGCTTCAGTGCGACGATGGACGCGCCAGAAATGCAAATTGTCGCCATCACGCAAAAGCTCGAGACCGCAGAATTGAAGTTCAACATACTACGGCCGAGATTATCGAAGCGAATTCAAGACTTGAAGCGTAATATGGACAACCGCGAACGCGAATCAGAGTGATATAATAAAGCTAACGAAAGGAATCAGCGAGATGAACCCAGGACAGCAAAAAATAAGTCAATTTCAGCCGGTAGAAAGCACGAGAGCGAACGATATCATACCGATTGTGCGCGATGGACAGAACCGATCGATCACAATCGGCAAATTTACCGGCGTTTTGCCAAGCGGGTGGACGACACCGGCCGAAAACTGGACTTATAGCAATTTTGACAACGGAATAGCTGCGATCACCGTACCGGAGGGCGATATCCGCCGCTATCCAAACGGTTTGAGGGTTCAATTTAAGCAAGGAACGCCGCCAACGACTAGGTTCGGTATTGTTGTAGCGTCTACATCAACCATGGTTTATCTTTATATGATAAACGGGACGAAGCTAGAGAACCTAGAAATACGTGACATCTTTGTCTCGCCAGATTTCGCGCCAGGAACTGACGAGGGTGTCGATTTCTTGAGCGCAGTGCCGACAAGAACGACTAATGCAGAAGTTGGAGTTTTGAGAGGCACTTATGTTCGTCATGGAAATTTGGTAATCTGCGATTTGAAAACTACAGCGACTTTTCCTACTGGACAAACCACACTCAATAACGTAGTTCCTCAAGGCTATGGGATTTCTCAAGCTCAGGGCTCGGCGTTGATGGTTTTAGGCGGGTGGAACAACCGTGTGCTAAAAGGTATTGCTACTGCTCGATTTTTCGCAGACAGGAGAGTTGAATATGTTTCAAACAATGCTTTTAATGAGTGGTATGGCACAACCACCTGGGTCACTGACGATCCATTCCCAGTCCAGTAGTTTTATTCACAACACCACTTCTAAAACTTTGCAGGAAGCTGGCATAAAATGCTAAAATTAGTTTGATGAACGAGCAAAATAAAGACAGTGAGGCGCTGCTGCACGAAATCGATAAAAAGGTGGCGATTCTCTCAACCGACATGGAATATACGAAAAAATCCGTGGCAAAAATTGAGGGATCTGTCGATTCGCTAGTGCAGCAACTGGCCAGTATGAAATTTGTCACGCCGGAGATTTTGACAAACTATATTGATAAGCACTCGGCCGACCACGACAAGATAAACAACCGGCTCGACACGCTCGAGGAACGATTCAAGACTGAAGATGCTTCGATGGTGTCCACGTTAAGGCTGAAGTTTAAGGACTGGGCAGCAAACACAATCGTCATATTGGTGATTGGTTTAATGTTGTTTATTCTGATGAAGCTAATCGACGGTAGCGTGAGAATACCGAGCGTGCTATCATAGAGGCATGAGAGTTAAGGCTACCAAACATTCGATCGGGCGATGGATTGCCCGCACACTTTTGACAATTCTGATAGTGATGATTTTATCTGGAGCGATCGTCCTCTGGCGGTGGTATCCGGTGATTGACCGCTTGATGAATTGGTGCAAATATTATCCGCAATCGCTTGGCGATTGTAGCGAAGTAATAAGAAAGGGGAGTCAATGAAAGGAATTGACATATCAAGCTGGCAGGCTGGCTTAGACGCTGGTAAAATCCCGGCAGATTTCGTCATCGTAAAGGCGACCGAGGGAACGAACTACGTCAACCCAAGCTGCGATCAGCATTATCAGCAAGCAGCAGCGGCTGGCAAAAAACTTGGCGTTTACCATTTTGCGAGAAACGGCAGCAATGACGCGATCGCTGAGGCTGACTTTTTCGTCGACAATATCCAAGGCTACATTAAGCACGCTATGCTTATTCTCGACTGGGAAGACGGCGGCAACGTTGGTGATGTAGCGTGGGCAAAGCGCTGGCTCGACCGTGTGCAAGAACGAACAGGCGTGAAGCCACTCATCTATATGTCGGAGAGCGTGGTAAACAGCCACGATTGGAGCAGCGTCGCTGGCGCTGACTATGGACTCTGGGTAGCGAAATACCGCGACATGGCCGTCGACTTCAACTATGATATGAGCCAGGCCGGCACGCCGCCAAGCGTCAAATACTGGGACGGCTACGCAATGTGGCAGTGGACATCGAGCGGCCGACTTGACGGCTGGGGTGGAAACCTCGACTGTAACGAGTTCTATGGCGACGCTGAAGCGTGGGATAAGTACGCAGGCGGAGCGCCAGCACCAGCTGGACACAGCGGGCAAATTGCTAACCCACAACCAGCACCAGAACCGCAGCCGACATACACAGTTCAGTCTGGCGACACGCTGAGCGGCATCGCTGCGAAGTACGGCACTGACTATCACTACTTGGCGGCCATCAACGGCATTCAGAATCCAAACCTGATTTATCCAGGCCAAGTGCTGCGAGTGCCAGGCGGAAGCGCGCCGGCCGAGCGAACCGTGACAGTTCAGTGGGGCGACAACCTCAGCATGATAGCGGCCGCACACGGCACAGACTGGCAGACGCTGGCCCGAATCAACAACTTGCCGAACCCGGATCTAATCCACCCAGGCGACGTTCTGAGGCTGCCATAATGACACCAGATTTGTCGAAAATCACAATCACAAAGTCAAGCCTGTATTTTCGCGAATGCAAAGCTTGCGGCTGCGTGACGTTGCACATCGGCAAAGCCACGCCAGAAATGCCGCAAGGCTCGACATACAACGATTGCCTGCAATGCCTAGTGGACGCACACAGCGTCCCAGGCTTGAGCAGGTGGCACGACCCAAAAACGGGCGAGCCGCTGAAAGATCCGCGAGGCGCTGTGATCCAGCGAACAGTGGAGGCTAGAATCCAAAATACTGAAAAATGCCTACTCGGAAGCAATTTCGCTTGACATTTATCAGAGAGATGTAAACTAAAAAGCGTTTTACTTGACATCTGTGGCAACATGTAAAGTAAATGTAAACTTTAAGGAGAACTTGACATGATGACTAACTTCATCACCACAATTTTAATACCAGCAGCAGTTATCGGATTTGCCGAATTAGTGCGCCGATTGTTTAAGAAAGACTTCGAAGCGGTGATTATCATCGCAGGAGCGGCCGCAATCGGCGTCGGTCTTTCGCTGCTAACGAACCACGACTGGACGTACGGCCTAGTTGCAGGTTTGAGCGCCAGCGGCCTAGTCACTGGCTTGCAAAAATTTGGCGATGCTGTAAAATAAAAGTGCAGGTATCACAGGTTGCTTAGACCTAACGCCACAAAGCTGCAGCCCTCCGCTGCAGCTTTCTTGTGCTAGAATTAAAAAAGAGGAGGCGCTAGTCGAAACGCCTCCTCGAAGACTCCGCAAAAATAAACATCTATCTCCTAAATTGACCGAGCCAGTTTCGCACACACTCCTGGCTCGGTTTTTGTTTACCAGAGAACACCGCGGACGGCATACCAGGCAGACCAGCCATTGCCGTTACGAGCCTGGCGCTCGCGGTAGATTTGCAGCGCGTAGGTGGCCGCCCAGACGGGGTCGCGCCAGTCGCCGCCTGAGAAATAGCCACGATGCCACCTATCGTTTATCTGGAAGCAACCGAAGTCACGCGAGCCGTCGAAATTGACCGCACCGATGGCCGCCGGAAGCTCGGTACGATTTTCATGCGTCATAACGGTGATAGCTCCGGCTTGCAGATGAGCCGGCCAGACCTTGGCAATGGCCGATCGGCAGGTTTCCGGCGCGGGCGCAGGAGCAGGAGCGGCCGGCTCTGCCTTTTTCTGCTCAGTTTTGGCGGCTGGTTTTTTATCAGACGGGTCAACACTCGGCTTTTTGTCCGCAAGCGTTTTATAAGCGGAATGAGAAGCCGAGGCTGAAGTTCCCGGCGGCGTTGGCTGTCGGAATGAGTGAATCGTAACCGACAGCACCGCGACTAAAATCAATAATGCGAATTTTTTAATAAAACACGCTAGTTACTTTTTGGCAACGTCGCCCTCCGCAAGCCAAGCCGACTTGATCAGCTGGCTGACGCTGTAAAGGCCAAGCAGAACCGCTAGCGCAGTAACAATTATATCATTGTAGCGAATCGTCAGGTAGCCGCAGGCGGCAGCAGGCACGACAATCGTGCCGACGCGCCAGATAGTGCGAGCGCCGCGAGCCGTTGCGATAAATTTGTCGTTCTTTTGAAGTTGTTTTGTGAAGTTTTTCATTTGATTATTCCTTTTTTGATGTTATTTTTACAATTTGTGCCGGCTACAATGCCGCCGGCGAGGCAATCGGTATTATTTTACGTAGTTGATGTCATCGACCAGCACTTCGTAGAAAGCCAGCAGGCGGTTGAGGTTGTAAGGATTAGTTACGTACTCATCGTGAATGAAGCTCCGCTCGCCAGTTCGCTTATCGCGGACATTGACGCCGCCGCCAGTGACAATCGCGCCAGATTCGATGTCCTCGATCAGGCTGATCGTGAATGGTACGAATTTTTGGTCTTTCATGGTTGGTAGTTCCTTTCGTTTAATTGATTGTACTCTTATATTAGCAAACACGAGCGATAAAGTCAAGAGTTTCTGGAGAGATTATTCGATAATTACCCCATATCAGAGGTAAACCTGTGGAAAACTCCGAGATTATTCGGAAATTCCGAATAATCCCAAAAGCACACCGCCGAAACGGTGTGCTGCGTAGGAGTTTTGCGGGGGCTACCTAACCCGCACCTCCATTATAACGCGGATTTGGCTCGCCGCGCCACTCCGCGTGGTCGACGGGAGTGATGAGAAGCTCGATCCGCGGATTGTAGGCGTCTTTTGCGACACCAGAGCCATCGTGAGAGACGAGAAGCCAGGCGTTGTCGTCGAGAATCATCTTCTTGTCTTTCATCACGTCCTGAATCCCCTCGTAAAGAGCCGACAGGTCGACAGTGCCGAAAGTTCGAACGAAAAACCGAGCGCGAAGATTAAACGGAAAATCAATCGTCTTCCACTCCCGGCAAGCGAGGATTTGAAACACGCTGATAGCCAGCTCCACCTGGTCGTTGGCTAACTCCAGCCATCGATTGTAGGCGGCCGTGTTGTATTTGCGCGATCGGCCGCCGCGAAAGGTGACCTTTTGGTTGTTTTTCTTGACCGCAGGCTGCCCCAGAACGGTAAAGCCGAACGAAGCCAGCCTGCCGTCATCGCCGATTACGTAATTGAGCTTTATATCTTGAGGCTGGATAGTGGCCCCAGCCTCTATTGGCGATAATGTGGTTGATTGCCGCTGCATGCTCATTTAGCTTCGCCTCCAGCTGCTCCGGCCCCAGCCGAGCCAGTGTCTCCATCGGATTGATCGGCGGCATTATGTAATCCACTGGTATCATCTCCAGCGCGGCGGCTTTCAGCTCGTCGGCGGCGCGTTTCGCCGCTTTTTTTGCCTGCCGCAACTGCCAGCTCGCGGCTAGTTGCAAAGCCGGTCGGGCCGCCAGCATCGCGACCCCGACGACGCACTTTTTGAGCGAGCTTCCGGAAGTAGTCCGGGTCTTGTTTTTTGAGCTTGGCCGCCCGGAGCGCAGCCGCCTGTTTTCTGCCATGACAGACCACCTTATTTTTTGCCTTTCTTATCGTCAAGATTGCCGTTAAAGATTTTTATCAGTTCGCGAACCGAACCGACAATGATCGCCAAGATGAATGTGCCTATGAGGACAGCGCCACCCACCAGTATCATCTTGATTATAAAGTTTATAATTTCGAGAATGTCCATTTTCCCTCCTTTTCTCGATATTAAATATACAAGCCCTGAAGCCGTTGCAGACTCTTCGAGCGCGGATCTTGATACAACATGTCGCCATAGCCGGTTAGCGATTCGGCCCCAGTTTGGTCAAGAATGATCTTCGAGTTCATACCAGTGGTGACGCTAAATGCTATCTTGGTTGGAATGTTTGCCTTGATGAGGCCAGTGACGACATCGGCACTCGGCCGCTGAGTAGCCAGCACCAGGTGGATTCCGACGGCGCGAGCTTTCTGGGCAAGACGGATAATCGACGTTTCGCAGCTCGGAGCAGACGACTTCATAGAACCTTTGAGCGACACCTGCAGCATCTTTTGAGTGATGCGGCCAGTTGGGCTCATAGCCAAAGCCTCGTTCATAAACGCCGCGAACTCTTTATAGTCGATATTTTTGATGTCCGAGCCAGTGTCAGTCATGAGAAGATCGGCAAACTCGTCAATGACCACCAGAATGCGCGGCATATTTTCGCCTTTATAATCATCAATGGTGCGAACGCCAGCCTGCCGAAGCCGGCCGTAACGATCCTCCATCTGCTCGGCCAAGCCGTGGAGAACCTCCGCGGCATCGGTCGGTGTAGTGACGATATCGTTCCACAAGTGCGGGTCGCCATCATACAGCGACAGCTCCACCTGCTTCGGGTCAATCAAAACCAGTTGAAGCTCGTCAGGAGTTAGCTGTTTTGTCAAAGCGTGAAGTATCACGTTGAGCAGGACAGATTTACCAGCACCAGTTTGACCAGCGATAAGCAAGTGCGGCATTTTGGTGATATCGCCATAGTGAATCTCGCCGAACACGTCCTCGCCAAGTGGAATCTCCATCGTGCCAGGCTTGAGGTGCTTGCTATCCTCAAACGGAACGACGCGACGGTTTTCATTCGGCACTTCAATGCCGACCAAATCAGTGCCACGAATCGGCGCTTCGATACGAACATACTTCGATTGAAGCGCGGCGGCGATGTCGTCAACTCGCTTAGCGACGGCGCTCATAGCAATACCGCGGTTAGGTTTGAAAGTGTACTGAATCACCGAAGCGCCAATATGAGTTTCACCGGAGATGCCGCCGATACCAAACTCAATAAACTTGCGCAGGATAAGCTCCTCGGGCGTGCCGTCCGAACCGTCAATATCGACGGTGACATGGCGAGGCGCGAACTTATCAGCCACCTTGACCTGCTTCTTGACACGAGCGGCATCAAAGCCGACCTCCATATTTGAAACCAGCTCCATCGATTCAACGCCGCTGAGCGTATCGCTCGGATTAGGGAAGAACTTCGAGTGGTCGTCATTGACATAGGCAAACACGTTGGTGATTATCTTCTGAGCGACCGGAGCGAATGCCAAAAGCGATTCACGGTCATAGACGACCTCGCGGCGCTGCGGTGAGCCATCGCGATTGATGGATCGTTTGATTTCGCCGAAGCGGACACCAGCGAACTCGCGGCCGTAGTGCTTCTCAGCCACAACCAGATAAATGTAACCCTGCAAAAGATATTTATAATTCTCTTCGTCTTCCGGAGAATAAGCCCCGACACTTTTATGGTCGTCAAGCCAGGCATTGCCGTTTTCGTCCTCATCGACCATATCGATTTTGGCGACCATCGGAACGCCAGCGACCGGCTCGCGGAGCTTGACCTCAATGTCAATGATTTTATGATATGACGGAGCTTCCTCGAAGTACTTATTGACCAGGGTGGTGTAATCCTTGATCATTTTTTCGCGGCTGCCAGTTTTGCCATAGTCAATTTCGTAGTCGCTGGTGAAGTTTATCTCCTCCAGCCCAGCCGAAACCGACGCTTGAATATCAGCTCCTTTATAGTATTCCTCGAGCGCTTTATGAAACGCCGTGCCGACAATCGCAGCCGGCGATTTAGCGTTGTCCCAAATACCAGCGACATAACGCTTGTGAAACTCTACCTGATTTCGCAAGAACGAAATGATGGCAGAATAACTCAGGTGATCAACTCTATTCGCCATCGACTGTTTCTCCCTCGATTACGTTATTTGAAGTCAATTCCTCCTCGACATAAATGCCAGCAATGTCGAAGCCGGCGCGAAGAGCGTTCGCCTCAGCACATTTCGTGAGCATGACGCGCGGCATAGTTTTCCAGTTACCAGTCGGCTTGCCCTCCTTATTAGTTTTGACGAACTCTTCATAGAACGCCTGATATCGCGTTATTTCGTGAGGCGTAGTCTCGCCAGGGAAGCGGCCGAACACAGGCACGGTGACAGATTCTGGAAGTTTTGTCTCTTGATCATACGTGATGATGGCCGCGCCAGTGTGAGTGTACACACCACCAGCCCGCGCCATTTTACGTAAGCCGTGAATTGAAACGATCGGCGTTAGCTCATCACGACTGCGAGACGAATCCCACATATAGACCGCGTAGATTTCATTTTTGAATGGATTCAAGCCGTATTGGTTGGCCACTGCCAAAAATAGCTTCAAGTCCTCGAGCGGCCGAGCCTGGCCGTTTTTGGTGAGACCGAGAACGGAGCGATGAAGCGTCGCGAGCATTCTCTCTTTTGAGACCCGCGTATTTTTGTCGAAGAGGCCAGCGGTGAACGGCACGATGTCAGAGTAGAGATTCTTGCCTCTCTTCGCGACAGCTCGCTTGGCGTCTTTTTCTGGATCGACGGCAGGCTTAGCGGTTGATGTTTCAGGTGTTGTCATACTTGGTAGTCCTTTCGTTTATTTTACCTACTCCCAGTGTAGCCGAACACGGGCGAAAAGTCAACCCCATATTTTAGTATTTTTTACCACGAAAAATCCCCGCTCGCAGACGGGGACTTTCCGGATACTGTCATTTAAGGCCAGGCGCTGACCATGCTTCGAGCTAAACGATCGAACTACCAATTCTAAAGCTTTTACCCGAGGCAACTGTCAAGCGCCTGGTTCGCTCTAGGTAAGGGTGGGCATCACCTAGGGCGAACTTGACGCTCGACAACAATGATATCAGAATAGAGACAATTGCTCAACCTCTACTTTGCCGAGCTTAGCGGTCAAGACGATGAGGCGACGCTCATCGACATCAACAGTGCGGCTGTTAAACTTGGCAGAATAAACCACCAGCAGATCAGACATCACTTTTTGAACCAGGCCGAGATCAGCGATTGCGGCCTCCAACTCTTCGTCGGCGGAGCGAACCGCTGGGCTTTCCGAAATGGCAATCGCCAGTTTGTCGCGAGCCGAGCGAACCTGAGATTTCAAGTCGTCAAGGTCTTGCTTCTCCTCGAGATCACCCACCAGATCCTCGCGGTTTTCTTTCGCGGTGCGAAGTTTAAGCTTGGCGCGTAAAATATTCGAATGAGCCAGATAAATCGCGTTTTGAAACTCCTCGCGAGATTTTGGCTGGACATTGACTTCAGCTGGTTCATCATCAGCCGGAACTTCAATGATGTTCTCCTGCACCGGCTGCTCTCGCCGGGCAAGCGCTTGGTCGATAGTTTCAAGCGCCATTTTTGACCTCCTGTTTTTCAGCCTCGCGGCGAAGCTGAGCCTCTTTCATGTGCTTATTCATGGTGCGCCAAACCATGCGAGATTTTGGCTTGAAGCCCTTGTAGGCTTTTGCCAACCGGCGACGCTCGGCGCGGTTGCGCGGCTGCATTGGGTTCGGTTTGTCTTGCATTGGCAGTTCTCCGTTTAATTTGACTTTTCAATTGTACAATGAGTCCAGTCAGAATTGCAAGTGTAACCAGCAGGCGGAACGCAGCCTTTATCGCCGGCCATCTCATAAAACGGACACTGGCCGACTGTGCCAGCGTACGATTCTGGATCGCCAGGCGTTACCGGTTTATCAGTGAACGGAATGTGCGCGCCCTGCTGCGGAGCGGGAGCTGGCGACGGTACTGGGGCTGGGGCAGGAGCGGGCGAAGCCGGCTGAGGCTGAGCTACCGGTCGTCGCGTTTCAGCACCTCGACCGCTATGTACACCTGGACGATTGCCAGCAGGAATAGCAGCAGACTGGTCAGTCTGTCCGGTTGTTTGCACCTCTGAGGGTGTCTGGTCGGACGTGTCCGACTTTTCCTCCTTTTTTGTCTCTTTAGCGTTTGTTTTTACTTCCGTGGCAGCGTGAGGCTGCTCAGGAGCTTGACTGAACGCAAAAACAGCCACTCCCCCAGAAAATGTCACGGCGACTATGGCAGAAGCGACGACAACGCTACGCTTGGTTATTTTTGGTAGTTTCATGGTGATTCCTTTCATTTAATTTAATCAATCAAGGGAGGCCGATGGCCGACTATAAGTCGGCACATCGGGCATCGCTAAGCGTGGTGGTTGCAGTGCTGAAGTCGACTGCGGTGAAGTGAACGCTGTAGCCATAAAGCTTGTTGCGAAGTATATCGTCAAGCTCCTGAGCAGCCAGAACGGTACGCCCATCGATGGTTGTCTTTCTAAGCTCGATGGTGATCACTTGGTTATGCTCGAGCATGAAGTCGGCCGTAGAAGCCATCATGATTAGAAGCCCGGCCACATCGTCAGGGTTGTTGAAAGCTATCGCGTCGTGGTCGGTTTTGATAAAGTAGGTTGCTTGGTACATTTTTGGTAGTCCTTTCGTTAACTTTATTGTACTCTTATATTAGCAAACACGAGCGATAAAGTCAACACTTTCAGCAAAGATTATTCGAGATTTTTATGGGGTTGTGGAAAACTCCCAAAAAATCAGAGGTCGGAGCTGTCATCACGCTGCCGATTAATAAGCTCATTGACCGCGAACAGAGCATAGGCATCAGCGTAGTATATGCTCGATTGGCGACGAGCGGTGGCTTTTCGTGGAGATATCAGCGAAGCGATCCTCCAGACCAGCCGATCGCGCCGGCAAGCATGAGCCAGCCGAGACTTGGCTATCATGAGGAGTTCCTCGTCACTTTTATCTTTCAAGCCTTGCCAGCCACGAGCGACCAGAACGCGGCCGACATTTTCAGTTTTTCTAAACAGCGACATAATCCTCCTCGTAACATTCGTCAAAGCCAGAGTAACCGTAGTATTCGTTATAGGCCATCATTGCATCTTCATCAATTAGGCCGCCGCAGCATTCGCAGACGCGAAACGGGAAGCTGGCGTCATGATTCACCGCACGAGCCGGCGACATCAGCAGAAATTCGCACAGACACTCGTGCGGCGGGTTTACCGCCACTGGAGCGGGAGCTGGTAGGTCTAAATTTATAACATTAATCTTTGTCATTTTTGTCCTCAATTCTTAAATAACCGATCAGGCGAACTTTGCCAGGGCCAGCATAGTCATGGATTTCCATACAGTCGGTCGGGTGAAAATCCTCCGGAAGCCGATAGACCCCGGCGTAATTCCCAACCGAGCGGCCAAGCCCTATGAATCTCATCGGCTGCGGTCGCTGTACTGGCAAGGTGACCACGAAGCGGTCGCCCTCGGCAAGGGGGCGGACTACGCCATTAAACGCGTCCGCCACTACGATATTGTTCGTCACTAAAGCTCCTCTCCCAGCAGGCGGCGCTCAAGAGCGTCGGTCACTGTTCTGATGTCCTGGATTTTTTCAGCCACGTCCTCTTCCCAGGTTTCCTCGGCTTCACTTTTTATGGTTTCCAGAAGCTCGTCATTGACGAGAGATTGTAGTTTTTCGTACAACTCTTTGCTGGTTAGGTTTGTGAGTTCGTAGGAGGATAGCATTTTTGGTAGTCCTTTCGTTAACTTTATTGTACTCTTATATTAGCAAACACGAGCGATAAAGTCAACACTTTCAGCAAAGATTATTCGAGATTTTTATGGGGTTGTGGAAAACTTGAGGTGACCATGAATCTCCTCCCAAGTTTTGAAAACTCGGCCGCAAGCCGAACACCAGTAAACGGAATCCCCCGTCTTTTTCGTGCGGCGGCGCTGGGCCAGCCGGTGCTTTTCGCCGTTGGCGGTTTTGACAGTGAAAATGTGAGCGTAGCAATCAATCGTTGATTCCTGGTGATATTCGATGAAGTACATGGTGATGTAGCCGCATCGGCCGCCAGAAGCGCCATCGTCCGGATTCAGCTCCTCTGGCTCTTCATCTTGCCGCTTGGCCCGAGCGCGCCAGTACCATGACATATCAACGCCGCGGCTTTCCATTTCGTGGGCGCGAGCGTCAGCGTCGGCCCGGCTCATTCAATGGCCTCCAGCTCCTGCTTGAGTAGCCAAGCGAACATACGTTCGGGGCTTTTGACAGTTGGATCAAGAGCCATCGACTGCAAATAGAGAAGCTTCTGCGTGCCGAGTTTCAAAACGGCGTTGCAGTAAAACGGCAAATATCGCCTATCACAGAACACGCGTTCGTTTAATGACATCACGAAAGACCTCGCGTCAGAATTAGTGATGCCCCTGCGAGATTTAGATTTTTTTGATTTCCCCTCACTGTAAACAGTAATTTTAGCTTGTTTGTTTTTATTGTCAAGCCCTTTTTTTATGTGCAGTTCCGACAAGGTAGCGCAGGCCGTCTGTGCTGTCCTGTCCTGTACTGTTCTGTACATTTAGGTGTTGCCTTTCTACCCCAAGCGTGCTACAATAAAAGAGTTAATTCATACCGTCCCAAAAAGACAGCAAGAACACTCCCAGAGTAGCCGCTCTGGGTTTTTGCTTTGTTAATTCTATACCGTCGCCCCCGTTAGAGATTTGCGAGCCTACAATGCTCGGCGACATGCCACCATGATAACTCACCACCCCCCCCACGTCAAATCAAGCCTGTGGAAAACCTGTGGATAACTTGTGGAAAACTTGACCATGAAACAGAGGCCGCGGCCGAAAAATAAAAATGCCAAGCCGGCTGTTTATTTTCAGGAATCCCAAGTAGGGGGCTTGAAATATGGGGTAGCAAGCGTTATAATGATAAGCACAACAAACTAAACGAAAGGAGCTACCACAATGGCTGGAACTGTAGCCGGCGGCAAAAAGGCTGCGGCTAAAAACCTACAAAATAATCCAAACTTCTATCGCGATATCGGACGAATTGGCGGTAGAAACGGTAACACGGGAGGCTTTGCGGCCAACCCGCAGCTGGCACGAATCGCCGGTGCTAGGGGGGGGCGGATCAGCCGTCGCAGGAAAAAAGTAACCACAGGCAAAGCCGATGATTAAAACTCGGCTCAAAGACGGCCGCACCTACGCGAAGTTCGCAGACTTGACCCCGTGGGATAAAAATCCGCGAGATATCAAGCCGGCGAAGCTCAATCAGCTAATCCGCGACATCGAAAAAGCTCGAGCCATCACGCCAGACGGCCAAATCAAGCCGGTCATGGTAACTCGCAGCGGAATCGTTGTCGGCGGAAACATGCGAATGCGAGCCTTTGCGAAGCTGGCGGTGACGGACGTGTGGGTGTCGATCCTCGACACAGACGACCCGAAGCTGGCGTTCGAGTGGGCGATGCGCGACAACATGGCCTACGGCTACTACGAGGAAGACAAGCTGGCCGACCTGGCGCAAGAACTCGACATCGACATTGAAACGCTCGGCGAGCTGACAATCCCGGAAGACCAGTCAGTCAAGACTATCGCTGAAATCATCGGCGACATACCCGAGGATCCGGAAGTGTTCGAGGACGAAGTCCCCGAAATCGAGGAGACCTACCAGTCAAAGCGCGGAGCGGTTTATCAGCTGGGCCAGCACCGAATCATGTGCGGCGACTCAACCAGCGAGGCTGATGTCGAGAAGCTGATGGCTGGCGAAAAAGCGGTGATGGTATTCACCGATCCCCCGTACAACGTGAACTACGCCAGACGGGGCAAGAATACCAGCAACACGATCAAGAACGACCACATGGACGGCGTGAAATTCCAGGAGTTTCTGGAAGCAGTCTTCGCCACAATGAAGTTCGCCTCGAAGCCGACAGCACCGGCGTACGTTTGCTACGCTAGCCGAACGCACCGCGAATTTGAAAATGCTCTCAACGAGAACGACTACGGTGTATGCTGCCAGATTATCTGGGTGAAGCTAGTCGCAAGTATGGGGTGGGGCAACTACCGCTCGAAGCACGAGCCGATTCTCTATGCTGTCCCCGATGGCAAATCGGTCCAGTTTTATGGCGATCGCAAGCAATACACTCATTGGGAGTTTAAGCCAAGCGACGCAGAGCTGCTGAATTGGGCGAAGTCGCTGCTGACCGAGGAAGAAGAGGACGACACGTCCGTCTGGAAAATCGGCCGCGAAAACGTCATGAGTTACGAACACCCGACCAGCAAGCCGGTGAAGCTGCCTGCCAAAGCGATTCTGAACTCGAGCCGAGCCGGTGAGACGGTGCTCGATTTATTCGCTGGGGGGGGTTCAACTCTTATTGCTTGCGAACAAACTGGTAGGATTTGCCGAACAATGGAACTTGACGAGCGATATGTCGATGTGGTGCGCAAGCGCTACGCTCGCTTTATTGGTCGCGAGGACGATTGGGAAGCGGCGACACCAGAGGTAAAGTAACATAACCAGAATGGAGACTAAAAATGGAAGCAAAACCATTTGAATACACAAGCAGTCGAGGCGTGACGTACTATCTGTACAGCCACGTCACCACGCTGCGAAATAAGCAGAAGCACACGATTTACTTCTTCTCGACGAAAAAGGGATTGAAGCACAAGGCCGAGCCGGCAGTGCCAGCTGGCTATCAGGTCAAGGAAGTTAAACGTAACGGATTTGTCTTGCTGGCAAAGGTGCGAGGCTAGCATGAGAGTGACAGCAGAATGGGTGGCGCCGGGCCACCCGGACAAGATATGCGACCGGATAAGCGACGCGATTCTTGACGCTTGCCTGCGCCAAGACTCAAAATCACGAGTGGCGGTTGAAACGTTAGGTGGCCACGACTTGCTGGTGATTGCCGGCGAGGTGACCACGAAAGCCGAAGTCAACTACGAAGACATCGCTCGCAGGACAATAGCGAACGAAAAAACCAAAATCATCGTGAACATTGTCGAGCAAAGCCCCGAGATTGCGAACGGTGTCGACAATAACGGTGCATTAGGCTTCCGTCAAGGCTCGATATCAGGGTTACGTGTCGGTTGGTGGGGAATTGATAAAGGAAAAGATGACAGTGACGATTGCGAGGACGACGGTGATGATAGATGAAGTGCCGAAGCTCGACGAGCGCAGCCTGCGAATAGTTGCGCTCGCCCGCTCGGGCGTTGGCGGAGAAAAAGAAAACGCTCGAAGAATCCTACGCCAGATTTGCGAGAAGAAACACCTGGACTTTGATCAGGTGCTGGCCGGCACGAACGACGAGATCACCGAACGCAAACTTATACTCGGCCGGCTGACCAAAGATGAAGTAAGCGTCATCGCTCGCGTCATCATGAACTTTGGAATGGACGAAGACCATAAAACGCTCAATGTATTGTACTACAACAATAAACCAACCGGCTTTGCATTTGAGTGCAACAAGGCGACATTCATCGAGACCGAGCATGCGGCAAACATTTATCTGCTGGCATTTCGCAAAGAACGTCGCCAAATATTAAACAGCCTCAGCGCAGCATTTGTCATGAAGCAACACCTGTATATGCCTGAGTTTTTAAGAGAAGAGATGACAGCAGATGACGACCGAGAGCTAACTAAAAAAGAGCGAGAGAAGCTGGAACGCGATCACACCCGAGCCGTCATGATGGCGGCCGGCATGGACGGCGTCCAGGTTCGCAAAGCCTTAAGCAAAGGAGATTGAAAATGGAATCAGAAAATAAAACAGTGCAGCTGCCGCAGACCAGCCTCGGCATGCACAACCTAATGATTGACCTAGTGTTTGAGCTGGGACGCGTGGTGGGCGGATTTCAGAACTGGGATCTCGATCCCGACAATTTGGAACACATGGCGGCTGCTACAAAAATCATCAAAGACATATCAAAATACTGTGCGTTTGACAAAGAATATACCGACGCGAAAGAGCGGCTACCGGAGATGATCGACATACTCGATAAAGCTTATAACGGGGGAGGGGAGGACTAACAAAAATGGTCACGCTACAAACATTTAAACTCTGCAAGAAGTTGCACGAGCTGAGACCTGGATGGACACCAGAAGATAGGTTGTTTATCCGGCGCGAGGGTGACAATCCAGAAGTTGTCAAAGATCCTAAATTTGTCTATCGGTTCGATGAAGCGCCGAGATTTACAGTCGACTATCTGCTAGAGAAACTGCCAAAACGCTGAGGGAGACAGTGCTACTGCGAAATCGGAAGTAGCGAGCAAAAGCCGGCGGATAATCCCCGCCGGCTACTATCTTGCCAGGTGCTACTTTACGCGGCGGTAGCTCTTGGCTTTAGCCGCGTCATGCTCGTAGTAGGTGCTAATGGTGATACCGTCTATAATCTTGCCGCAGATGTAGGCAGGGCCGCACATGCTTTTAGTTTTGTTTGACAGGCGGACGAACTCGCCACGCTCAGCGAATCGACGGTCAAGCTCTTTGTGAGTAGCGTCAACCAGCTCGTCGATGTTTTTGAATTCAGTGCCGACCAGCTCCATGCCGCCGCTCCTGGAATTAAGAATGTTTAGTAGCTGTGGTGTGTCGTAGTTTTGCAAGGTTGTCATTTTGGTAGTCCTTTCGTTAACTTGATTGTACTTTAAGTATAGCAAACACGAGCGATAAAGTCAACCATTATTCCAAATAAAAACGGACAAAATACGCATAAAGTACGAGTAGCCTGTGGAAAACTCACAAGTAGTAAAAGCAAACAATCGCACCAGAAGCCACGTAGCCACACGTAAGAGGTAGTAGAGCATTGATTAAACAAATTTGGTATTATTAAGACAGAAAAGGCTAGGAGGAACTATCAATGACTAAGACAAGCAGTACGACGAAAACAAAACGCAAAAAGACAGCAGTGCCTACGTATAAGTGGGACGTGGTTCAAGCCGAGCATGAATACGTGACCAACTCAAAGATGACCATACTTGGCATAGCCAAAAAATATGGGATAAGTAATAGGACGGTTTCAGTTTACGCTGCGAAACATGAATGGACGGAGAAGCGCAAGGCCTGTATGGACAAGGCGCTTGAGAAGACAATGGACGAACACGCCAAAATGATATCCGAGCGAAACACCGCACACTTGGGCATGTGGCGAAACGCACAGACAGCAGCCATGAATGCCATGAAACGTGCGAATGACCAAAAAAAGACCGGCGACGTGGCTAAATCGATTTACGCCCTCCAGGCCGCCATTGACGGCGAACGAAAAACCCTAGGCTTGCCTACCGTTATCAACAAGACCAGCGAACCGACCGACGACCAGGAACGTGACACCTTAAACCTAGTGGAAGCCGCCGAGCGAGCTGAGCAGTTGCTCAAGGAAGCAGATGAAAAGGCCGGCGAATCTTGATGAAGCGCGTGCCATCGCCGCCGTCATGGAAGCCAGCCGACGAGATCCGAACTTTTACGTAGAGAACGTCATCGGCGACAGCCTGTGGGATAAGCAACAGGAGGTGCTGCGAGCGATCTCCAAAAACCGTATCGTGACCGTCGCCAGCTGCCACGGTATCGGCAAGACACACCTGGCCGCCCGAGCCGCTCACCAGTTCCTGAACACCTACAAGAACAGCTACGTGGTGACTACCGCGCCGACGTTCCGCCAGGTCGAGGAGTTGCTCTGGCGACAAATCCGCGCCGTCCACAAAAAGTCGGCCATGGCGAGGAGCGGCCGCCTGCTGAAAACCATGCTGGAATATTCAGACGAATGGTTCGCGATTGGCGTTAGCTCCGACGACACCGACAAAATCCAGGGATTTCACCCGGCCAGCGGTAACATTTTGGTGATCGTCGATGAGGCCGCCGGTGTGTCCGAGGAGACGTTCGTCGCCGTAGAAGCCATCATGACATCACTCGGCGCACACGCTTTGTTTATCGGAAACCCCACCAAGCTGAGCGGCACGTTTTATAACAGCCATCACATCGATCCGAAAAGCTGCAAGATACGAATCAGCTGCTTCGATACACCAAACTTCACCAACAACGGAATCGAGACCATCGAGGATTTGAAGAATCTGGACGAGGAGGCGCTGGAGATTGTCGCACCGTACCTGATTACGCCGCAGTGGGCGGCCGACAAGATAACGCGCTGGGGAGTTGACACGCCGATGTTTCAGAGCCGCGTGCTTGGGCAATTCCCAACCGCCGAAGTCAACACGCTCATACCGCTTGAATTTATCGAGGCGGCAATGACACCGGAGCGGCTGGCAGAGATGCAGGCCGCACAAAGCAAGGACGAGCCACTGAGCGTTGGTGTGGACGTGGCTCGCTTCGGCGACGACAAAACTGTCATCACCAGACGCAAGGGCAGTATCGTGACCAACCAGCATGCATACTCCAAAGAGGATACCGAGCAAACAGCAGGCCGTGTCAAGATGATTTATCCAGCGCCAGAATTCATCGGCATTGACGAGGACGGCCTCGGTGGTGGCGTGGTCGACAAATTGACGCACGACAAGATCGACGGCGTGGTCGGCATACTCAACAACTCATCAGCCCGCAAAGACGATACCGGCCTGACATTCGTGAACCTGCGCTCGCAGCTGTGGTGGAACTTGGCCGAGCGATTCAAGAGCGGCAAGATTTACATACCGCCAGAATTCACCGAACTGGCCGCCGAGCTATCAGCAATCCGCTACGACATTACGCGGCAAGGAATCGCCGTGGAAACCAAAGAGCAACTGAAGAAACGCCTGCACCGCTCGCCAGACAGAGCCGACAGCTTGATGTACGCATTTGCCAACTTTGTGCGACAAGCCGAAGTCCAGCGAATCGCCGTGGCGAGGAGGCGACAAAAATAAGGGCTATGGTGTACAATGATTTTATAAAGCTATAACAAAGTAGGAAGCGCGCTCAATGAATATCAGCCTAACATTTGCCAAAGACAAAGACACCAAGAGAACACCGCCGAAGCTCGACCAGCAGACTGGCTCGGCAGTGACCAAGATGCAGAAGCTGTACGAGAAGTACGCGCTAGACAATCGCCAGAAAAATCAGGCGGCCGACTTTGAAAGACTGCGCAGCATTGACGGCACATTCCTGGCGATCAACAATCTGCTGACGCTGCCGATTTTGGCGAGCGAGTGGGCGATTGAAGCCGACGAAGAGTTCGATCCGACTGGCGAGCAGGCCGAACTGGTAAGAAATTCTTTCGAGTTGCCGCCAGAGCGCGGCGGCATGTCAACGCCGTTTCACCTGGTGCTGGCTGAGATGTTGCGAGCCTTGAGCGAGGGCTATCGCTACTTTGAAAAGGTCTACACGTTAAACGCCGATGGCAAAATCGTCTACCGCAAGATTGCCGGCTACGACGCAAACACAATCACCATCAGAACCGACGACAAGGGTGGCTTCGATGGAGCTGACCAGCGGATAAATCCAGGCGAAGAGCCAGTCCACATACCAGTCGAGAAATCATTCTTGTTTACGAACAGCAAGGAACGCAACTGGCTCAAAGGCGAGAGCTTATTCACTGCGGCCGCCTATCACTGCGAGGAGAAGCACAAGCTGTACTACTTCGGCCGCCTCCAGGCACAATCTGGATCAGTGCCGCCACGCGTTGCAGTCGCCGCCGAGCGAGCGACCTCTGAGCAGATGAGCGACGTGGCCGAGCGGCTGTCAGACACGGTCGAGATGAACAGTGCCGTGGTGATGCCTTTTGGTTATCAGATGGTGGATTCAAAGTCGAGCCAGCGAATGGACATTATGCCGCTTATTGACCACCACAACCGAGAGATGACCAGGAGCGTGCTGGCTCAGGCAATCATGCTCGGCGACAACTCGGGCGGGAGCTGGGCATTGAGCAAAGACCAGACCGACCTGCTCAACCTAGTGCTCGAGGGGATCATGAAAAACGTCGAGTACCACATCAACGCCTACCTGATACCAGACCTGACGGAGCTGAACTTTGCCAAGCCGAGCTACCCACGGTTTAAGTTTGCCAAGCTGACCGACAGTACCGTCGGCATGTTGTCCGACGCATTCAACCAAATCCTGTCGCAGCGGCCAGAGGCTCTGTCCGACGAGCTGGTGCAATCGATTGTGGAGCGCATGGCTCTGCAGATGGGCATTGACCTAAACGAGATTGAAAAGGCGCAGGCAGAGGCCAAGCTCGACCAGAAGTCACGGCCAAAGGAAGATTCCCGTTTTTTATCGAGCAGCGCCGAACCGACATGGCGGCGCGAACTGAACGACGCTGAAAAAAACGTAAACCTGTCCGCCCTCGACAAGAAAATGGACACGCTCGAGGATACGCTCGACGCAGAGACTGAATCTATATTCGAGGCGGTGAAAGACGAGGCCACGACGGCACTCAAAACGCTTGAAAAGCAAGGCAAGGAACTGAGCTATAAAGTTAGCCAGAAATTGCGACAACGCTACTTCAAAACGCTTCAAACAGCAATGACTGACGGCTTCAATTATGGCAAAACCGCAGCAGCGAATGAACTCGGCAAATTAGCGCCGGCGACAGACAAGGCCGACAAGCAGCGAATCGCCGACCGAGCGCAAGAATTCGTCGACCTACAATTCGGCGATGTTGAGGCTGAGATAGCCGCGCTGGTTGGCGGTCAGGATTCGAGCGAGATGGCGCGCCGGCATTTCAGCGAGGGAGCTATTGACGACGTGCTGGACGACCTGGCGATAGCGCTGCTGGCCTACTTGGCCGCTCACACCAAGCCAGGCAATACCGTGGCGGTGGCCGAATCAATCAATACCGGCCGAACCAAGACATTCAAGAAGTACGACGAGGACATCGACCGATACGTCTACTCGGCGATCCTCGACAAGAAAACCTGCCAGACCTGCCGCGAGCTGGACGAAAAAGTAGCAACGCCAGAAGAATACGCCACTACGCCGTGGCAAACACCGATCCACTTCAGATGCCGCTGTATCTGGATTGCGGTGCTTGCTGAGGAAGAGGAGAAGCCAGAGATAACCGGTATGCCGACCATCGCTGGCGGATTAGCAGGAAGCCAACTGCTGCAGCCATCTACCTAAAAGTGATTAAAATATGCTATTGTTAAAACAGAGGAATAAACGTCATGACAAAGATTAATCAACACAACAATACGCGAACGGTGGTGATGCTCTCCAGCAGCACGCTATCCGCCAAGGATAAAGGCGAAGAGGGCGACTGGAAAGGCCGCCGCTTCCGCAAACAAATAGCGGCGTTTGGCCAGCTGTATTCTCCGTTTGATGGTGAAGAGTGCGAACTGCTGGACGAAGCCTGGGCTGAGGAAATGCTGGCTAACTTTGAAGCCAAGCAAAGCGGCAAGATCCCGACGCTGCCACGAGTGAGTATTCCGTTTGACCACTGGAGTGGCACGAAAGACAACGCCGGCGAGGTGGTGGCTCTGGAGATTGTGCCGGGCGACGGCGTGTACGCCACGCTAGAGATCCGCGACTACGAGGCTTTGTACCGGCTAGAGCAGGACTTGGTGTTCGATGTATCGATGTGCTTCAACTGGCACTACATCGACACACGAACCGGCGACGACCGCGGAATCGTGCTAGAGCATGTCGCTCTGGTCAATGACCCATTTATCACTGGCATGAACGCATTTGAAGAAGCACCTGAGCAGTTGAAGCGGGACGAGGCAGAGGCAACGCTTGAGGAAGCCGAGGCCTACCTCAACAACTTCAACCGCCGGACAAATGCGGTCGTGATGTTTAGTAAAAATAAAGTAGAGGAGCTTGCAAAAATGCGCAAACATTTCAGCAAAGACACCGAGGGCGAAGAGCCAGAGGTTGTCGAAGTAACCAATGACCGCGACTTTGATGTGGTCATCACCGTCAAAAACGACGACGGCGAAGATGTCAGCAAAACCGTCAAAGCTGGCGAAACCGTAGAAGTCCCAGCCGACCAGGAAGAGGCTGTGAAAAAGCAGATTGCCGATGCAAAAGATCCGAATGAAGAGGGCGAGGGCGACGACAAAGAAAACATGTCTCGTGAGGGCGAAGCCGACGAGGACAAGGACGGCGAAGACAAAGCTGACGAGGGTGATGGCGAGGCTGACGAGGCTGAGGCTGACAAGAAAGGCGAGGGCGACGACAAAGAGAGCCTGAGCCGGAGCGAGCGCGAGGAGCTATCACGGCTGCGCGCCGAGCGGAATCAAGCCAAAGCCGAGACCGCCTATCAGACAATGCTGTCTGCTGGCATGATTGTCCCAGCTCAAAAAGACGCGTTTATGCAGCTGCACCAGAACCTGAGCAAAGCCGGCGGCCGCGTCGAGTTTAGCCGCGATGGCAAAAAAGTTGAATTATCTACAACAGAATTGCTAGAGGAGCTTGTAAAAGCTGGCGGCAAACGTGTACAATTTAATCAGACGGGCTCGACGAACGGCGAAGCCGCTGACAAAGACGACGCAGCGATAAGCAAGAATCTGTCACAAGAGGAAGTCGAAGGATTAAAAGCCAACGGCATCACTACGAAGCAGATCGATGAATTGGCAGCGAAGTCGCCAGCATATGCCGAGGCGATGGCTCGAGTAAAAAAGTAACGAATAAAAGGATTTGAAATGACTGCAATCACTTCATTCAAAGATGTTGCTCGTCAAGAGAATAACATCGGCCATCTGAAGCTTGCGCCGGGCGTGAGCATTCCAGAGGGCGCGCTAGTCGGCGTGAACGCGCAGGGCTTGGCAACCAACGCAGCTGAATCTACAGCTGATAAAGTTGTCGGCGTTGCGGCAAGTCCAGCAGGCGCAGGGCTTGGCAAGACTGCCGACCACGTCCAGTTCTGGACATACGGTGTGATCACCGTGAACGCAGCGTTCTCTGCAAAGCAGAGCGACATCGCTGCTTATGTAAAAGTTAAAGATAACCAAACCGTGGATAAGGTGACCTTGCCAGCTGATGCCGGTAAAGAGTGCGGCCGCATCGTCGAGGTGCTGAGCTCAAGCAAAATCCGCATCGCACTAAAAACGGTTTAATAAAGGATTGAAAAAGACATGGAACCAGTATTAGAACAATCAATCCTGACCAACTTCTTCGAGGCTTACGAAGCGACCGAATCAAGCTCGACAGAGCTGGCAATGACCGTCAAGTCAAAGGGCGCTTCTGAAGACTACGGCTGGCTTGGTCAGATGCACGGTTTGCGCGAAATGTTAGGCGAGCGCGTGCCGCAGAAACTCAAGGCCTACAAATACGCGCTGCCGAACCGCGAGTTCGAAGATTCAGTCGAAGTCAAGCATTCAGATATCAAAGACGACCAAACCGGCAAATATCTGACGACTGCGCGCTCGATTGGCCAGTTAGTCAAAGAGTTCCCAGACGAGCAAATCTACGGCGAGCTGATGCCAAATGGCGAGAACGCGCCATGCTACGATGGCCAGAACTTCTTCGATACCGATCACCCGATCAACGAAGAGACCTCTACTGTTCAGTCGAACTTCTTCACCAGCACGCCGCTGACAGCCGAGAACTTTACTAAGGTTCGCTTGGCAATGCTGAGCTTCAAGGGTGACAAGGGCAAGGCTGTTAATAAGAAGCTCGACCTGCGCTTGGTCGTTCCTGTACAGCTAGAAGCTGCTGCAAAGGCGATCGTTGAGCCAGAGAACATTGTCGTTGGTGGCGTTCCGGTGAAGAACCCGAACTACAACGCAGCCACGGTCAAAGTCTCCAGCGAATTGACAGCTGATAAAGACTGGTATTTGATCAATGTTGCCGGCGAAATCAAGCCATTCGTTATCCAGGAGCGCGAGTACGAGCCACTGAGCTTCCTCGGCGAAAATAGCGAAAAAGGCTGGTGGAATAAGAAGTACTACTTCGGTACTTACTGGCGTGGCGCATTCGGCTACGGCTTGTGGCACCGAGCTATCAAGTGTAAAGGCTAACCGCCGACACGCAGAGAAATCGCCTCCGCTGGGGGCGATTTTATGTGTTACAATTTAAGTATGAAGTAAATTCATAAGAAAGGGATCGAAATGCCAAAAGTATCACTACGGCTATCCAACGAGATAATCACCAACGGCTTGTCTCGGCGGCGCGCCGGCTTGGTTATCCAGCCAGGCAAACCACAAGAGTTTGACGTTGACGACGAGCAATTGGAAGCTTTGCTCGACGACGCATTCATCGAGGTCACTGTCCTTGACGAAACCGCTTCAGAAGCGACGGAAGCTACCGAGACGACTACTGAGCCAGAAGTTGTCGAGGGCGAGGTTGAAACCGCTTCAGACGAGGGCGACGCAGAAGTTGAAGAGACTGAGGCTGCTGATGCTGACATACCAACTCCATCAAGCATTAAAAAGCAACCGCGCGAAGTTGTCGTGGCGCAAGCCAAAGAACTTGGAATCGAGCTGGACTACGAAAACGAAACTGCTGTCACCAAGCAGGTGATGGCTGACGCTATCGTCGCAGCTCTTAAGGCGCAAAAGGAAGCTGCCGAAGCAGCGCCGGAGGCGTAGAACTTTCATGAGCGCCAAGAACTTCACCTCCCTGCACGATATCCGGCGAGAAGCTGGATTATTGCGGCAGACCACCGACAAGCACGTCATCGGTGAAGTTGATGGCGCGAACCGAGTGTTTTATGCATCGCAAGCACCGATCGTTGACCGCGACGGCGACGATGAGGTCACCAAGGCAGATGTCACTGCTTACGTCGATGACGACGCGGTGGCGGTTGAATCGGTGGACGCTGCCACCGGTGCTGTCGTCCTAGTCAAAGCACCGAAGCCAAACGCCAGAGTGATATTGGCCTACGAGTTCTCTGCCATCGAGCAGGCGGAGATTGAGCGGCGAAGACAATCGGCCGAGGACTGGCTGAAGCGGAAAGTCTCTCGAGTTTATAACTGGGCGGCGCTGGACATGGCAAACTTTCCAGATGTATGGGAAGACGCAGTCAGGCTTTATGCGGCCGCTCTGCTGCAAATTAGTGACTGGGGAACGAACGTCGATGTTGACGGCTCGAGCAAAGACGGCTATATGAAGCTGAAAACCGCCAAGCAAATGCTCGATGAATGGGTCGAGGACGCGGCCAACCTAGATCCAACCGACCCGAATATTGCGGCAGCCACATCGGGAGCGTTTGCTAGCGATGGCGACCTGGTCGGCCGAATCAAGGGAAACCGAGCGCCGCTTGGCCCTGAAGCTGAATTCTTCAATAAGAGGCGGTAGTCATGGCGATTTATATCTCTGGACATGTCGAGGGAGATGTACAGATATCCCGTCAATTTATGGGATTAGAGACCAACCTCCAGAACTTTCACAAGCCGCTCGATAAATCCCGCAAGCAGCTGCTGAAAACCACCGACGCGAACTTCGGCGTATCTGGTGCGTTGATGGGTGGCTGGCAGCCAAGGACACAAATATACTCCTGGCCGCTTTTGCAGCGAACCGGGAGAATGCGCGGGGACTTCCGCTCGAGCGTTAAGGTGAGCCGCATGGAGATTTGGAATCCGACGCCATACTTTAAGTATCACCAGAGCAACCGACCGCGCAGGAAGCTGCCGCGACGTGTTATGTTAAAAATAATTGCGCAAGACAAGCGGCGAATCATGAAGTTCTTTCACGAGTGGCTGGTTGACGAAGTGCGAGAATCGAGGAGGGGCTAATGCCATTAAACAGAGCGCAGTACCGTGACCCAGTGATCGCGGCCATCATCAATTATTTAAAGCCGAAAGCACACCCAGATATTCGTACGTGGTATTACGGTGACACATTGCTGATCAGCAAGAGCATGCTGCCGGCGGTGAGCGTCGCCATCGATGGCATGACACTTGAAACCGACTCGACCGGCGACGACGTGACCAAGATGGCAATCACCATCAGCGTTATCACCGATATCAATGCTAACCAGGGCCGCGACTTTGACGTTGAAGCCGGCACAACGGAGCTTTACGAGATTGTCTCCGGCAAGGACGACGACTTCATCTACACCGACGACAGCATTATGCGGCTGCTCCGCGAGAGAGTGCAGCTGGCATATGCAACCACGCCAGACGGCGAATCGGTGAGCGTCATGCTCGGCATTGAAGACCAGCCGCTAAGCGTCGACTTCGGCATTGGCGTGGAGCGGCGCGGGCCTGGTATCTTCAGCGTTGAGGCAGCAATCCACACGACCGCCTACATTTACGCTCCAAAGATTCAAGAGAAGTACTAGCTGCCAAAAAGCTTTTGCCGTGCTACAATTAAAAGCAGAGGAGAACTCGATGGCAGAACTAAATAACAAACCAACCAAACCAGCGCCGGAAGTTGCACCTGAGCCGGCGGATTCTGGTGTCAAGGAGGCGTACTACTTCCCTGACTTTGAGGGTCACGAAATATCAGTTCGAGCCACCTCGCAAGAGGAGGCTGTAAAATTGGCAAAAGAAAAAATCGCCAAGGAGGTAAACAATGGCTAAAGTTATCGGCCGACTGACCACCATATTCATCGGCAACGAAACTACCCGAGGCACGCTCGGCACGCCGACATTCGCAGTGCCAACCAAAACACTGAGCATCGACGACAAGCCGACATACGTTCACAACGATAGTGCCTACGGCAATATCTCAGAACACAACGCCAGCGACGTTATCAACGTGACCGCTGAGGGTGGCTACGATGGCAAAGTGTTCGACCACATCATCGGCGCGGAACTGCGAGCTGTGTTCGGCCAAGCGCCAACCACAACCGACAAGACCGGAGCGAAACAGCACGTGTTCAAAATGGCAAACAACAACAGCCACGATTCACTCTCGATTTTCATCAAAGAGATCGAGCAGAAGTATTCGTACGAGCTAGGTATGGTTGAATCATTCACGATCACCGCAGCAATCGACGACTACCTGATGAGAAGCATCGACTTTAAGTCGCGCCGCTCAAAGGCTTGGACACCTGCGACACCGCCAGCATACACTCGCGGCAATGAATTCTTGGCGCGAAACTTGGCGGTCAAGATGGCCGACAACGCGGCAGGGCTTGCTGCTTCGCCAGCGCGAAAAATCAAGTCATTCTCTCTCGAGATTTCAAAGAACCTGGACGTGCAGTATGTGTTCGGCACAGACACACCAGACGATATCCAGAACCAGCAGCTGAACGTGACCGGGTCGTTTGATTACTACCCAGCGCAAGAGGACGTGCGCCAGGTGTGCCTGAGCGGCAAACCGCAGGCCATTCAATTTATCGCCGAGAACAAGGCGGTAAACATCGGCACTGGCCAGCACCCAACGCTACAATTCGATTTCCCGACAGTAGCAATTACCGAAGATAGCCGAAGCCGTGACAACAACGCAGTCGAGACGCGAAGCGCGAAGTTCCAGGCGAACTACAGCCTCGAGGAAGCTGCAGCTATCACCGCAACGCTGATAAACATGGTTACTAAATATTAATTCGAGCAAAGGAGTAGGAGATGCCACGAATTAGCAAAGAAAATATCAAAATTACAACGCCAGTGCTTGGTTGCGATGTCGAGCTGCTGCCATACGCCACAGCAGAGCTGTCGCAGATGAACGAGGCAGTATTCTTGGCTTATGCAAACTTTGACCTCAACGGAGCGGTTCAAGGTGAGTCGATGAGCGAGGACGACATCAAAGAGACTATGCGATTTGATAAACTGCCAGCAACCGCCATCAGCGAAATCAAGAACAATGCCATAAAGTTTTTGGTGGTCACTGTTGACGGCGACGACTTCGGCGGCGATGACGACGCCAAGCTCAAGAGCTTACTGAAGCTGCCGCGTGAGGATTTTGACTTTATCCAGGAGAAGATCGAGGAGATCACAGGAGAAGTCATGAACCCAAAAGGCGAGCCAAAATCAGCGCAGCCTACGCCAAAGCAATAGCCGGCGTCAAGCACGCGAAAATACCGCAGGAGATCCAAATAGCTACCATATGCCAGACCATGGGCTGGACATTTCAGGACTACGTAAGCCAACCTCACTGGTTGATTCAAGCCATCGAGATAAAACTAAACGAGGAGGGCTACGAAGCCGAACGCCAGGAGGCGGAGATGAGACGAAAATCTAAATATTAAGGGGTAGCAATGGACGACAGCCAGCTCAGACTTGTGATTGAAGCGCAGAACCGGGCGAGTAAGACGCTCAGCCAGATTCAGCGCGATGTCGAGAAGCTGAGCAGCTCGATGAAGTCGAGCATGTCGTCCGCCGCTGGCTCGACCTCATCATTCGCCTCCAAGGCAGCAAGCGCCTTGGACGGCATGGCTTCGGGGATTATGAAATTGATCAAGACCGCTGCCGCATTCACAGCCGGCGGTGCTTTTGGTGGCAAATATTTTGTCGACCTTGCCAGCAGCCTGCAGATGACCCAGCGCCAGATTGGCGTTTTGACCGGCAGTGTTGGTGAAGCTAACAAAGTATTTGGCCAGCTGTACAATTATACGCTCGGCAAGCCAATCGCATTCCCAGACGCTTCCAAGGCGGCCAAAACGCTGCTAGGATACGGCCGCACCACGCAGACTGTCGTCAAGGACATGGACACGTTATCTCGCATGTCGATCGTCAACGGCGCAGACCTGCAAGCCTTGGCTCTGGTATTCGGCCAGGTGACCAGCCGCGGCGCGTTGTTTGGCCAGGACGCACTCCAGCTGATCAACAACAATATTCCGCTGACGACAATCCTCGCTCGGCACTTCGGCATATCGATGCAGGAGGCCAGCGAGAAGATCAACGGCGGCAAGGTCAAGGCCGAAGAGTTCGTCAAGGCGATGGAGAACTACGCGGCCAGCCTTGATATCGGCCAGATGACCGACACATTCCAAAACCGCATGATAAGTTTAAGCGGGACGATACGAAGCGTCGGCTTGGAAATCCTGGGGATCAAGATTGACCCGATAAAAGGCATGGTGATTGAAGCCGGCGGGCTGTTTGATCAAATGAGCAACCGCGTCACGGAGACGACGAAATTCATCAAAGAACACCGCGAGGAAATCGTCAAAGTAGTGACGTTTATTCTGCAAAACGCAGTCCCAGCGCTCAAAGTTCTAATTGGCATGTATGTTGCAGCCAAAGCGGCCGCTCTCGGCTTTAAGACAGCGGTGGCAGTTAGCGACATCAGCAAAGGCTGGAAAGATGTCACGAAAGTCACGAAAGAGGGAGCGACGGCGTGGACGTTTGTCGGCGCAGCTGCAAAGACTGCCGTCAAGGGAATAACCAGCGCGCTTGGCGTGATGGGAACAGTCGGCAAGGTGGTATTTTCAGGCCTGAGCAGCGGAGCGGCCGGACTTGGAGCGGCCATCAGCTCGATACCGATCATCGGGTGGATAGCTATCATCATCACCGCAGTGGTTGGCTTTGTCGCTTGGCTTTACGCCACGAACGAGGGATTCCGAAACTTCGTCAACGGAATCGTCAGCCAGATAGGAGCGGTGCTAGGGCAGATAGGGGCAGTGATTGGCTCTGTCATTGGAAACGTAGCAAGCGTCATTGGCTCGGTGATCGGCGTGGTGGTGAATATCGTCGGCACGATCGCAGGAGCGATTGGAACCGCCGCAAGCGTCATCGGTTCGGTGATAGGTATGATTGTCAGCGTGGTGGCGAAAGGGATCAGCGTTGTTGTCGGCGTGATAAGCACCATCGTTGGTGTGATAAGCAACGTCATCAGCACGATATTAACCATTCTGACCCCTGTATTTCAGATTGTCGATTTGATAATAACCGCCATCGTCGGATTTGGCCAAATAGTCTGGACTATTTTCAGTGGAATCGCCGAAGTTGTCTGGACGATAATAAGCACCGTTGTGCAGATCATTGGCGTAGTGCTTTACGGCACAATTATGGCCATCTGGAACAATGTACTTGTGCCATTTGGCGAAGCAGTCGGCTACATCTTTACTCATATGGGTGAAGTCATCAGCGCCGTGATGACATTCGTTATCACCATAGTATCGACGGTTTGGAATGCAATCGTTGCTGTGGTAACGCCGATATTGCAGGTCATCTGGACGGTGATATCGACAGTATTCAACGCTATTGTCGGCGTAATAAGCAGCGTGATGAGTGCTATCTGGGGAGTGATCACGGCGGTTTGGAACGCCATACTGCCGTTCATTCAGCCGATACTCAACGTGATGAGCGCCGTCATCAGCACAGTATTCGGCGGCATTGCAGCCGTGGTAAACAGCCTGATGAACGCCATCAAGACCTATATTATTAATCCAGTGGCCACCGCAGTCGGCTATGTGGTCGGCACGGTTGGCCAGATTGCCACCTCGATCAAGAACGCAGTCCAAAACGCCTACAACGCAGTGGCCGGTTTTGTCGGAAACTTCACCAGCGCCGGCAAGAACCTGATCGATGGAATCGTCAAGGGAGTTGCGAGCGCAAAAGACGCGGTGGTCAATAAAATCAAGGAAATCTGTAGCGGCGCGCTCGATGCCGTGAAGAACTTCTTCGGCATTAAGTCACCGAGCCGCGTGATGGCGCAGATGGGTAAATTTATGATGCAAGGTTGGAGCGGCGGCTTAGAAAGCATGCGAGACGCTGTCGTTAAAACCGCCACAGACATCGCTAGCGATGTTTACGACGGTTTGAGTGGTGACATGTCGCTCGGCGGCTTATCGTTCGCAGGAAGCGGTATCAACGGGTCAGGAGCGACGCTCGCTGGCAGCGGCGGTGTCACTAACGTCAGCAACTCCGGCGGCAACCGAAACACGACAAACCAGTTCAATGGACAAATTGTAATAAACACGCCAGAAGCAGCCGACGCGTTCTTCAAGAGACTTGACCGCGACGGCGACTTGGCATCGATGGGAGTACCGACGTAATGAACGGCGACAGACGCAGATTTTTATTAAACGGATTTGACCTCAACAACGGCGGCAACGTCCGAGTGCAATCCACAAACCTATTCGGCATAGCCAAGCGAACCGTCAATAGCGGCGAATTGGCACGAGACGACGGCCGAATCTTGCTGAACAGCGGCCACTTTGCAGGGCGAACCATCTCTGTCGCCGGGCAAGTTTCAGCGTCGAGCCAGCGTGAATGCGACTGGCTGATTGACTGGTTAAAGCGAACGCTGACATTCGGCCAGAAAGTCGAGCTAGCGACAAACTTCCCAGAAGGATACCGAATTTGGAGCGGCGTGGCCACGAACCTAAACATCAGCCGCGGATCATTCGACGTTAGCCGCGCCGGCTTCAGTTTTGAGATGGAGTGCGAATCGCCAGCAGCAAGGTCGTCGGTCGGCTTGATTGATTTCAGCGCCGCCACGAACATAAGCACGGCCGCAAGCGCCATCTCCGTCGAGAACATCGGGACATATCGAGCAAAACCTACTATAATCATTAGCAGCAGCAGCAGCAGCAGCAGCAGCAGCAGCACCGAGATTACTCTCGGGAATCCGGACAGCAGCGAATATCTAACATTCAACGCGAACCTGAAAGCCGGCGACGTGATAACGGTCGACTGCGAAGCCAAGACTATTATCCACAACAGCATGCAGCTGCGAGCCAGCGGCACATTCCCGTGTTGGGAGTACGGAGCGGGAATGCTCGAGTATCAGGACAACCTGGCCACGCGAAACCATCAGCTGCGAGCCGTTTATAATCCAAAATATATCTAAACAGGAGGGAAGTAATGCCAAAAACCTACAACGAACGAAAACGCTCAGTGAAGTTCCTGCTCGGAATTGAGGTCGAGAAGCGAACCGGCGGCGTTTATGCTGGCTTGCTTGAAAAACACCCGAACTACACTGGCGACACCAAGAGCGAGCCAAAAGAAAACTACAAAAGAGGCAAGGTATCCTCCTGGAAAATCGATGACAAGGACGGCACGGCCACCAACGACAGCGTCGTGGCGATTCAAGTGCCGGGCGGCGTTTTCAGATATTGGGCATTGTTCACGGCAGAAACCGGCGGCGAGATGATCGCCTTTGACGCGTTACCATGGCCACTCGAAGTCATGGCTCCTGAAACGCTGCAGGTGCAGCCAGGCAACCTAACTATCGTGGAGGCCTAGCCGATGGCACAGCTCCAGACGAAAAAGCCGCGATCGTGTTCTATCACCGGAGGCGGCGACTATTTCTATACGTGGCAGAACACCGAGATTGAGCCATATTCTGGCGAATTTCATTCGTCTCTGATATTGTCTGGCAGTAACGCCGTAAATATCGGACGAGCGAAGCTGCGAATTGACGGCCAGGAGGTCGGCAACGTCAATGTTGGCAGCATTGCCAACTTTTACAGTCCACAATTTACGTTGACTGGCGCGCTGGCTGACTGGGGTGTGACGGCCGAGCAGTTGAAGAGCGGCAACGTCGGCTTCTCTTTTAAGTTCAAGATAATTGATGAATTCTCTGGCAGCACTTGGTTAACCGACGAAGTGATACTCGACGGATTCGACCTGTCGACACTGAATAGCGACGTTGTGCCGAAAAAAATATCGTTTGCCTTTGACGGAGATGTGCGGCCGATCGGCGGCGGAAGCCAGTTGATGCAAATTGCCAGCGTTCATCTTGTGCTTGAGGCCGATGTCACCTATCGATTTAGTATCACAAACGAAATCAAGATGATGGCGACGCTTTCCCAGAAACAGCCAACCAACAAGGCGGCCGAGGTCATATACAGCGCTTACCTCAAAGACGGAACGTATCTCGGCCAAATAAATACCGTGACCAGCACGCCAGCCATTCAGTCGGAAGTCAACTCGCTGCACTCGCACATGACAATGAAGCTAGCCCAAAACGACGCGACGACGCGCAGCGTGGTGACTGAGATCATGACCGAGATAAACGAAAACATGCTGACCGAGCTCGGCTATAAAATCGTAGGCAGCATGACCACGCCAGTGGGGCTAGGAAGCGGCACAAACATCGACACCAACGTCAATATCAGCGCCAGCGTTCGATACGGCGAATATCTGCCGTGGCTAACCGAAGATGGCAAGACCATCATCACCGAGGACGCAAGGATTATCGTAGTGGCTGATGGTCACCCAGAGGGCCGCTCACTCTTTAATGGCTACATTAGCCAGTGGGAATTGTCGGCAGGCAACACCGACAGTCAGGTGACCGCGACAGTCCTCAGTCATTCACAGGAGCTAAATAACATCTACCTGCAGACCGAGGCGGAGGTGGCCTACCAGCACAAGCCGTATGGGCTGGCGACGATGAGCTTCGGATCGAGACGATGGGGATACTGCAACGAGATAATTCAGACCATACAGGTGACTACCGGCAGCAAGACCGTCGCCGGCATTGAGCTTTATTCGGTGTGTTCACCAGGAAATAGGCAAGATTTCATCGGCGGTAATATGACTACGCTGTATGCAGAGCTGCTGTCATATTCGACCGACATAAATCACGGAACGCTCGAAGCTGGCGGCGCTGCGGTGCTGCCAGTCGGCGGCGGCATGTACGAGAAACTATTCATACCATTTGACAAGAGCGTGCGAATGACCAGCGGCAAACGCTTCATCATAAAGTTGTCGGCACGCGGTGGTTCGCGATATGAAAACATTTTCCCATATCCAGTAGAACTGCTGGTGGACAGGCGCGGCCGCTTTACCACCGGCCAAGGGCTGCAGCACAACAATTATCACGACAATCCGTTCTGGCAAGACTTCGGCTGGGATTTGGCGTTTTCGCTTTACG